GATACGGCTATGTACAGGGACGGGATAAGATTTCCGTTAAAAGGTGGTAGCTGTGGCAAAACGTAAGTTTTCTGAAATTGTAGACATGGTGGAAGGTCACTATAAAGCTACCTATCCACTCAGAGACCGTATGGAGCAGGACCACAGGCTCTACAGGCTCGAACCCTACGATGCAGGGGACGGATACAGGTCCTATACCTCCAACGAACCACAGGTGATGGCAGATAAGATCATCAGCTGGCTTACCAACGCAGAAATGGTGGTGAGAATTCCCTTTAGCGGTAACGAAAGAGACCAGAGGGACGCTGATAACCAGAAGGAAAGATTCCTCACAGGTATTACCCGTGCCGCGGACGACAGCCTGTGCATGAGACTTCTTCCCCCCCTCAGAGACCAATTAGCCTGGTACGTTACCCTTAGGGGTTGGTACGCAGGCAGGGCACTGCTGATAAAGGATAAAGAACAGGGTACAAGGGTTGATATCACCCCATGGGACCCGCTTAATACCTTCTGGGGCGAAGGTCCTGACGGACTCGACTGGGCATGTTACAGGATGCGTAAATCCCCCGAAGAGGTGGCAAAGCAGTATAACCTCAAGTCCATAGGCAAAGACGATGAACAGAGCGTATTGGTCTATGACTTCTACGATAAGGAAGATAACTACGTTGTAACCGGTGACAGGATCCTGAAGCGCAGGACAAGGCACGGTTACGATGGGGTTCCATGCTTTATAGGAATGGTGGGTTCCGCACCCCTGGTACAGTCAGATGAAGTAGGCTCCGATGCTATTGCAGACTTCGGGGAATCCGTGTTTAAGCATAACAGGGAGAACTTCGAGAACAATAACTTTATGATGTCTACCATGCTTGAACTTACCGCAAGGTCCCGAAAGCAGGGATTAAAGGTTAAGTCCAGGGACGGTACCAAGACGCTCGATGAAGACCCGTACCAGGAAGGTTCTGAGATTTCACTCGGGCAGGGAGAGGAAGTAGAACCCCTCGGAATGCTTGAGATGGCTAAGGAATCAGGTGCCTTCATGGGACTCGTATCCAGTGAGATACAAAGGGGTGGACTCCCCTACTCTATCTACGGTGAACTCCAGTTCCAGCTGTCAGGTTACGCAATTAATACCCTCAGGCAGGGAATTGAAACCGTACTATCCCCAAGGATACAGACGCTTGAAAGAGCATACACACAGATATTTAATATGATCTCTTCACAGTACGGCAGTGGAAGATTCAAATCCATGGAGGTATCAGGCAGGGATAAGGAGCGGATGTATTTCGCCGAAGAGATAAGCCCTGACGTGATAAAGAAGGGCGGAGATCCCGAGGTATCAATAATGAGCCAGCTGCCACAGGACGATATGTCCAAGATGAGCATGGCCCAGATAGCAAGAGAGGGACCTACACCGCTGCTGCCTGACATATTTATCAGGGACAGGGTACTCGGACTACAGGATGCAGACCAGCTGGATGACGTTATCAAGGAACAGGTAGCTGAAAAAGAACTACCCGAGGCAGCGCTCTGGACACTATTATCCTCACTGGAAAACAGGGGAAGAGACCAGCTGGCAGAATTCTACTACGGTGAACTAATGAGATTACTTATGGAGAAGACCGCCAAGACCGCGCAGATGGTGCAGGGTCCTCCTCCCGGGCCTCCGGCAGGGCCTGGCGGTCCACCTATGGGTCCTCCAACTGGTCCTCCTATGGGACCACCAATGGGACCTCCGATGGGGCCACCACCTGGGCCGCCAATGGGACCGCCGGGAGGCGGGCCACCCGGACTGCCGCCACAGGTAATGCCTAATGCGGCACTGGGTGTACCGCCCGTACCGCCACAGGGACCTCCTGTAGGTATGCCTCCTGCATCACCAAGACCAGGTGCCATTCAAAGTGACGAGGAACGCATGAGGCGCATGGGCCTCGTGCCGCCGAGGTAATCATGGGACCTTTATCAGATAAAATATCCAGCGACTATGGGCAGGCCATCCGTGCTATATTCGGTGGCGACACTAAAGACGCTAAAGAAAAGACAAGAACCAGGAGAAGCGAGCAGTCCGTTATAGATGAAATGGCAAAGAGCAGGAGTAGATCAAACTGGTTATCTCCTGATGTGCCATGGTCTATGCTGGCCCCTGGCGGAAAAGATATAGGGCTATCCGTGGCTGATAAGCCAGGGGGGGGGCCTGCATTTGATCAGATTCCATCTCCTGTACCAAGACTTGAACAAAGACCTTTGTATCCTGGCGGTGACCCTGCAGTTCAGGAACTATACCAGGAGACAGGAACGGTAGACGGTAACTGGCTGGTAAGATACCTGAGTACTGTTGATAGAGGGATGGATATGATATACGACGAATTTAAAAAGCGTAATTCGGTGTATCTCAACATGAACCCGGCTCAACAGGAGCTTATGGATGACATGGAATACGACCTCAGAAAACAGTTTAAGCTGTTACGTATGATGCCTGGGTCTCCGTACTTTATGCCATTAGGCCGTAGCCTAGAGGCGGAAAAGCCTGACTCAACAGCGAATGATTTTGAGACTGATATTGAGAAAATTGAGGCAGACACAAGAGTTGACCCTCCCATGAAAGAATACTCTCAGTATCTTGACTCGCAGTTTTTTGAAGGTATGGAGGGTCCTCCAAGGCTATGGAGCAGGGATGAATGGCAGGGCAACCTACAGACACTATACAGGATCCTGCAACATCAAGAAGGTGTTGGCCCGCCCCCTGCCCCAGGTTCTTCTGGCTATGAAGAAGGGTCATGGATTGATAAAAATTTCTTAACGAATCTACCAGATGCGCCTGGTATACCCGTAGATGCCACGTATGACCCGGTTTCCGGCGATAGGAATGACTGGCAAAAACCACAACTCCCAGGTGCTTACAAGCCAAGAGAGATATCGGCAGAAAGAATGAGATTCATAGCTGACGCACATGATATATTTTCCAGTAATCCCAACAATGTTAAGGGATGGATAATAACCAAGTCTACCAAGGGATTGAATCCTATTGCTAAAAGATACGCAGCCCAGACCATAAACCGTGACTTGGATTCATGGATGATGAATAACACCGAGGTAGACCCCGGTGAGGCTTTTCTAGATGAAAAAGGACTGGAGACTACCTATGCACAGGCCTACCATGATGGAGGCACAGGTATAAATGACCTGACTCCCCAGATACGAGCAAAGATGGGTAGGAAGCTATGGGAAGAATGGGCAGGGTCAAAAAAGTTTCAATGGTATGGATCAAAAGGATACGGAAGCAATAAGAACATTCAAGGAGGATAGATATGGCAGAGAATCCATGGGTAGGGCCGTGGCAGGATACATTAAGCGGCACACAAGAAGGAAGGCAGCGGCTATATAACCAGTATATGGCAGGGCCTCAATTTAATATGTACTCTCCTTTTGCAAGAAATATTTTGCAAGATAGGGATAGGGCATTACAGGGCAGGTACATGCTTGCCGCAGCCCCTACATCAATAGGAGGTTACGGAGACCTGGGTTCATATTCTGATTTTATTAAGTCTCCTCTGCAATTTACCGCTCCTGAGGCATCACCAGGTGTATACCAACCCTGGGCCGCAGGGACTGGGTATAGCCAGCCTGGCGCCGGGGGATACACCCCGTGGACATCTGGACAATGGGGGTCTGCGCTGGGAAGAATAGGCGAACTTGCCTCTGAAAACCTATGGGGCCAAAGCGTATCAGGCCCGGCATATGATTATCTTTCTACCATTACCCCTGGTGAGACAAGGGATATAATGTCAGGGGCAATGATGGCAGGCCGTAATCCTATAATGCGCAGGGCAATACAGCCCGGTATAAGCAGGGGAATTGACCAGTGGCAGGCAGCTAACCCAGAGATGGCGGCAGGTGAGATGCTAAGGCAGTTTGCCTCGCAGTACTCGGCTAACCCAGGCTACATGCCAAGAGTAAACGACATGGGGCAATTTGCCGCTTGGACTGCCCCTGCCCCTCCTCCTCCTCCTCCTCCCCCTGGTCAAGTAATGGGTGAGCAAGGATGGGTACCAGGAGCTTCTACGACGGGAGATATAACTATGCCAGTGAATGCCGCCGTGACTCCTTGGGGAACAACACCTGCGGGTACTCCTGCACCAGAGGGCTTTAACCCACTGGAAGACGAATTCTATCAAGGTTAATCAGGAGTAATACATGACTCAAAAATGGTATAACCCACAAGAGACAGGACAAGGCGCAGCTCCCTCTGCCTATTCATATAACCCAGGTTACCAGCAATATTCGACTGGGATATTAGAAAATCCATACCTGGAGTGGCTTGAGGAAAGCCCTGAACTGGCATATTACAGTAACCCGATGATGACAGGTGTTCAGAGACCGGGCGAAAGAAGATACCTACAGGGGCAGTTCGAGAACGTATGGAGTGACTACCTTGGAGGACTGGGAGAACAGATACGCGCGGGTCAGGACCCCACGGCTAAGTTCCAGGACTACCTTGCGTCTGATCCGTTTACCCAGAGGTATGCGGCACTTACTCCGCAACAGGCAGGTAGGACAACCGGCAGATTCAGCCCGTCTACAAGACAGATATATTACTAGGATAATATTATGGTACTAGGCTCAGGTAGTGGATTAGATTTTAATCCATTTATGAAGTTCGTGCGCCGGATAAAACCGATAGGCAAGGGGGTTTACCTCTCTAAGCCTGAGGAATCAGGCCCGCCTACGCCAACTCAGTCTATGCCTGCTCAGTTTAATGCCATGAATGCTGCTATAGCTAGGGGTATGATCAAACCTCTCTCTGTTTCAGGCGCTGCTTGGGGTCAAGAACAGGGGTTGGAGGCTGCGTTAACAGCACCGCCTCCAGCTGCACCACCACCTCCAATTGCACCCTTGTACCCAGGTCAGGAACAGGCGCTGACAGATGCGTTAACGCCGGGTGGGCCGCCTCTGCCCATATATAAATCTGCCCAAGAACTGTACCCTAAGCCCGGGGAAATACCGGGTCCAGAACATCTATGGTCTAAGAGGATGGCTGAGCAGAAAAAATTGGAGGAGTACAATCTCCGTGAGCAAAAAGAAAAGGCTCTGCAAGATGAATATACCCGGTGGCGAGAGACTGCTTCTCCTGCGCAAATAGCAAAGTATGAAATAGAAAATATATTCATAAGTAATAAGATCAATCTTCCCAGGGACTTTACCCCGCTACCCAAGAATCCTACCGAGAAGGACTGGGAGAGATATAACCAGGAGTTATTAGATAGGCTTCCTAACGCACTAAGGGTATCCAAGTTGCCGGTATCAGAACCGCTAAAGGTAAAGGCGGCAGCAAAGAAGCCATTTGTAGAAGCTATAGAATTATTTGAAACACTTGGTGGGGCTGCCAAACTAGTTGCCGAAGGCGTTGGGGCAGGCATGGGAAAAAGAGGGGGTATAAGCGAAGAATCGAGGGCAACCGCGCAGGCATTTAAAGACTTTGTTACCCCTGGCAGCGGAAGCTTCCTCGATTACGGCGAAACGACTGAGAGAGCACAAGAACAGTACCGGGAGATGCCGTGGTGGCAACAGGCACTATGGACTCTTCCTTTAGACTTGGCGCTAACCGCAGGCTGGGGTACAGCTAGCAAGGCATTGAGGACAACCAGCGCTATTAAAAAAGCACAGGCTGCCGATAAGGCCAGGAGACTGTCAAATCTTGGACTTGGACACTTAACTGAGCATCCCCAGTCTTCCTTCCTCACCGGGACAGGTATGCAGAAATATATAGTACGCCCTACACAGGCAGCCAGGGATGCAGCAGAAAAGGCAGTAACCCGACAGGAAGCAGACTGGGGAAGGCTAGTACGCCCTGACAGTCCTGAAATATCAGCTGCCTCGGTAGCTGCGAGAAAACGTATAGACGAGCTATACGGCAAAAATTCAGAGTGGTTCAAGAAAAGGTATCCAAAACCTACGCCGGAAGAGTTGAAACAGCGGGTTATGAACGCGTCCCGTGAGGATTATATCCCTGCTATATTGGACACCATAGGGCCTAAAGAGCTAGAGACAGGCTCTATTAAATACTTCAAAGAGTTCATGGGAGCACAGGGATTCAATGTTGATGATCCTGAAGTTCTGGATAGGTTACATAAGATATTTATTGCTGAGCCTGTTGCCAAGGTGGCAGATTCAATGACAGGCGGCGGCACATTCCTGGGTGCGCTACATATTGGTAGCTATGACCTTGTACATGTAGACGAGTATAGCCCAGAGATAGTCGCGTTATTTAATAAGATCTGGAAAACAAACATTGAACCCAGGGATATTGCCGATATGAGGCAAGCATTCGGATTTGAAAATTCCGGGGCAACCCACTATCATGCTTCCCCTGAATGTAAGAGATTTTCAAGGGCTCATCCTAATAGCTCTCTACACAATATTGAAAAGATAGTGAATGAAAATGACCGTGCTATTGCCATGTCAGTTGCGAGGAATTTACGCACGGGTATGCCTGCTACATTCTCATTGGAAAATGTACCTGCGTATGGCGGATATGTTGATAGGGTTAAAGGCGTATGGTCTGAAACGCCTGAAAAAAGGGCTGCCCTGCTCAACATAATCACAGATACGCTAGATGAGCTAGGCTACAAGTGGGATATGGGAGTCTATAACGCGGCTGACTACGGGGGTTCACAGGATAGAAAAAGGTTGATCCTCAGGGCAGTACGCGGTAAGAAGGATGAGTTCGGGTTTTGGAAGTACCCCGAGCTTCCTGGATTACCGGAAAGGATAGGAGGCACAGACTGGTATACTTCCCTGAGATACCAAATAGAAGCAGCGAAATCTGCAGGCGCAGGTAAGCTGGTAAAAGATGTACCTAGGTGGAATGAAGAAAAAGCAAGGATAATAGCCTCTATTAATAAAGGCAAACTATCTGCCAATGAACCCATAATAACTACAGGGGCTATGTTTCGGGGAAGCCATAACGCAAGGCAGGCAGGCCGTGTAGGCCCGACACTTACGGTAAGCGGCAAGAAGCGTATTATACTACCTGACCCTCAAGGCAGGGGTTTTGAATACGGCATTGTCATAGACATGACACCCGAGATGCAGAGAATCTACATGGGGCTTCCTGATAGTTACCGTGTTCCTAAGACAACTAACGAACTTACCGATACTATATTCGGTAACGGTATACACGGCATAATTACCAGGGGATTCTTACAGCCACTGGTAGATATGTCAGCCACGATGCCCAAGGCGACCCGTACCTACCAGAGGGAAGCAGCAGGAGGCATAGCCGCTAGGCAGGTTGCCGAAGCCCCTATCACCACCGCACGGGCTGGCGCTCTGCCAGAAGGCGCAGTTGAGATTCTAGCTACACCTGAGACACAGAGGATTGGCAACGTAGCGGTCGTAGAAGGCGGGCAACTACGGTCGATCCATGTCACAAGTGACCCTTCTCGCCTTGAAGAGATATTACGAGTAGGCGGAGATATCAGTCAAACACGCGATCCCGGACTGGTAGGGGACTTGGGTACAGCCGGTATTTATTTTTCAAATGCTCCTCAGTTATGGACGGCCCGCGCTACTGCTAAGTGGAACTTCTTACGAGAACTTAGCCAAGCTCAACGTACCAGCCTTAGCGAATCCTTAGAGCAAGAGATTCGCCAACTCCGTCGCACTCGATATATAACAGAGAGCGAGGAGGAGTATGGGCTTCGGTATATAAGGGAGTTTAAGGAACGGCCTGATTTCACGGGTGGGGTGGTGCAAATAGCCGACCAGCCTTTCAATGTTTCTTTCTGGAAGCCTGATTTTCTATCCCGAATAGGCATAGAGCAGGCGAGGCCTCCTGCTGAGGTTCCAATAGTATTGCGGGGTAGGTTTGCTGATATCTCAGGCGTGCCTTCTGCTCGTCGCGCAGATGCAGTCGCTGCCTTGAAAGAACAAGGGTTTGATGGTGCGCTAGTCCAAGGTCACATGATGGGAGACACACCCCAAGGTGTGGTTTGGAATCGCAAGGCCATTGAACAGTTTGGGGAGGTAAGGCCTACCACAGCCGCATCCGCTAAAGAGGCAGTCGTACCCACCGCACGGGCTGCTGGGGCAGTCGTTCCCGTCACACGGGCTGCTGGGGCAGTCGTTCCCGACACGGTTTTTCCTAAGACTGTACAAAGATGGGATGCTAATGAAGTTCTTCAACCTAAAGATGTAAATATAGAAGATAGTTTATTAATTAGGCCAGAACTTGAATCCCTGCTTGTATCTAGTCGTCCCATAAAACGGTATTGGAGTCATAGGCCACCACCTACTGACCCCACTCTAGGACCAATACAACCTACCGAATCAGGTGGTATACGGGCTTACCTAATGCCTAAGTCCCCTGAAGGAGTGGAATTATCTAGGCAGTTCTTCAAAGAAGGTGCTGAACAAAAGGTAGTATGGTTAGAGAGAACGGCAAACCCCAATGATCCATTTATTGTAGATGCCTCTAAGTTAAATCTATCTAATGTGGCTGAAGCATCTGGTGGATATATTCACGCAGGAGACATTCCTGTAGAGGCACTAGTAAAAAGACCAGGGCAAACTACTAGAGAAGCCCCCATCACCACCGCACGGGCTGCTGTCCCTGGTGGCGCCCTGCAGGCAGAAAGAGCTGGTATACAATCCCGTGGAGCACGCACAGGGATGCAGCGACCCTTACCTATCCGCATGCCCCGCCTCAGTAATATACTGGGAGATACAGGTACTGCCCTGAATAGGACAGGGAGGAATATCCTGAATGAATTCCGGGAAAGAGGCCAGTGGGGCGGAGGATATGGCGGAAGAAGAGGGGGCATTATAGATTCAATGGACTCATCTGATGGGATACGCTCTGAAATGGGTTCTAATTTCGTGAATAAGCTTCTCGACGCAAATGTTCGTGGCAATAATGCAAGAGACTTGTTACGCAGGCTTTCCAATCAATTAGCCGCACTGCCTGACACAACCATTAAAGGTAGAACAGTAGGATTAGGGGCATTCTTGAGAACGCTGATCAATTCTTCCAATCCATCAGCAATAATTGAACGGTCCCCGATCAGGATGGAAGGACTGGGATATATGCTCCTTGAAGAGTTCCAGGGGGCTCAGGCCTCCCAGAGACTATCCGCACTCGCACGCAGCCCCTTTAAAAAGGTAATAGGCGATGACGGCAAGATCACGCTCCTTGATAAGAGAAGGGTCGAGTTCGGTGACGTGGCTCAAGACATGAATAAGTATGCGCCTTTCCTTACACGGGAACAGAGGGAATGGATAGAAGCAGGGCATGAATTACTTGACGACATGGTAAGGCTATATGAGAAGAGCACAGGCAAAGAATTCCCCAAGCTTGAAATGGGACAGGGTATGCGCTACTGGCCCAGGTGGATAGAGACCAAGGGCAAGTATACAGCCGCGCGTGGAAAGGTAGGGGCCAAGGCAGGCATACTCAAAAAGAGATTCTATGATCTGCAGGAAGATGGGGTCAAGGGAGGAGTTAACTATAAGAAAGACCCGTTGGAGCAGGTTGAGTTATACGTACATGCGATACACAAAATGATACGTGACGAGGTATTTGTAAGTAGGATAACCAAGAGGGTTAAAGGTGAGGCAGGGCCGTTGGGTCCTTCAGGTATAGACCGCCGTCTGGCACGCAGGCCTGGCCCGGGAGACTGGGATGTCATTAGAAAGAGGAAGCTGGCTGAGCAAGGGGAAGTGATGCCGGATGACTACTTCCAACTGAGGAATCCTGCCATATTCAGGAAGGAAGACTGGAAAGAGTTGCAGGCATTCCTACCCAAGTTACAGAGGGCAGACCTAACTAATTTTGAGAAATTAAATAAGTACGCCGGAAGTGTATCTTCTTTATTGAGGACGTTACAGGCTGGCGCATTTGATCTTGGACAGTTCACTATACAGGGCTCGATATTGTTCTTCAGGTCCCCTATAAGGTGGTCCAAGGCTGTCCACGGGGCATTCAGGGCAATGATTGACCCTGACTTCTACATGCACTGGAGACAGTATAGCCCTGAATCACAGCTTGCATCTAAGTATGGTATAGACCTGGGTCTAACCTCCGAATTCTTTGAATCCGGTCTTTTACAGAGCAGGGTAGGCGCACCTATAAGGCCTTTCCAGAGGTCATTTGAAACCTTTATAGGAATGGGCAGGGCGTATATGTTTGACGGATTTGCCCAGACTGCGTCAAGGAAGGCTTCAGGGAATGCGTTGGAAGAGGAATTAATGAGGCTTGCGCGTTACACTGACACGATGCTGGGCGTTACCAGTTCAAGGGCGTTAGGTGTATCAGCCACGCAGAGATCGATTGAGAACGCATGGGTGTTCTTCTCTCCGAGGTATACACGTTCCCTGTTTGGTGTATTCTCAAATACTCTTGCCGGTGGTAGGGTTGGTGTAGAAGCGAGAAGGGCATTGGGACAGACCCTGATAGGCGGGGCATTAACATACTGGGGCATAGGTAAGGCCATGGGTAAGAGTGATGAGGAATTATTACGGGGGCTCAATCCCTTAAATGGTAAGAGATTCCTTTCTTACGAGATTGGCGGAAGATGGTATGGAATAGGCGGTGGACTGAGATCCATGATGACACTCATGGCTGCACCGCTCGATACTGATAACTGGAAGAACACTGTTACAGGTAAATTTATCTATGACTGGTTAAGGATGAGGCAGCCCCCCGTGGCGTCCTCCCTTATGGACTATCTGGGAGGGGACACCCCTATGGGCGTTCCCATGTCCTCATTCTTTGGAGAAGAATGGAAAGGAATGAAGCCTAACAAAGAGCTTTTAGATTATGCTCAATCTAAAGTACTGCCGTTCCCCATACAGGCAGCCTATGAGATGTGGGGGGAAGAGGTCCCGATACTCAGTAAGGAAATGGCTACCGCTGTAGGCACGGAATTCTTAGGGGGAAGAACCTCTGGAGAAACCTTCACTGACGCCGCTAATGACGAGGCAAGGGCATTGGGATGGCCTGAATACAGGAACGCAGAACCATGGCAAAAGGCGCACCTGGAACAGCTTGAACGTACCAAGGCAGCCAAGGAAAAGCGTGAAAGGTACGGACTGGGCGGGACTATTGATGACATAGAATCTAGGTTTGAAGCAGAACTACAACAAATTGAGGCAGACCTTAGTCTAGGCAATAGAGTGTCAGAGAAGGCTGCGGTAAATAAATATTACGAAGAGATAGGTGAGATGAGCAAGCAAAAGATGGGAGCCCGTATGCATGAGCACGGGCCGGGCATGGGGTATAGAGAGGGTGATACTCCAGGGGAAAAGGCCCTCAATGAATTCTTCAATATAGGACGCAACGAAGGCGAGGGTAAAGACTACTACGACCCAGACTATCAGACCGAACAGCAGAATGCATTTATGAAGCAGTTACGCATGAGTGACCTGGAGGCATACGAGTACGTATTGAGAAATACAAACATAGATTACTTGGGTAATCTTCTGGGAAGTAAGTCCAAGTTGCGGAGGGCAGTAGAGTACCATTCCAGCACCGGGACGCTGGCAAGAGCCAAGGCTTCACGTAACGCAAGAAACAAGTGGAAAGCTGAAAACCGTTAATTTATGATTGTACACACTTTATCAATTATGTATACTGAAGAACATTGGAGGTGAGCTATGGTTACTGAACGGGCCGATATTCCCGTATCTGAGAACAGTCCTGTAGAGGAGAGTCCAGATACCGGTGTAGTGGACACGGCTCCCGCGGCAGACACTGTTGAGTCGCAGGAACAACCTGTTACGCAGGAATCCCCTACACCTGAGCAGCCGCAGGCGCAAGAGCAGCCTGAACAGGTGGATCAGCAGTCATTGGAGCAACAGGTCAGGGCGCAACAAGAACAGTTGCAGTATTACAGTCAGCTGGAACAGAGGGCTCAGCTTCAACAGCAGACTACCCAGTATCAGCAGGACCTGGAGCGACAGGGTTATCTACCGGAACAGGCAGCACAAGCGGCAAATGAGTTTGCCCAACAAACACAGTCCAAACAACAGGCTGACCAGCAGAGGCAATATGCAGAAGGACAGCGTAACGCTTCCGTCCACTTTGCAAAGAAGTATAAACTCGGGCTGGACGACCTGGAGATACTGGGCAGATATGGCACCCCTCAGGAGATGGAAGCAGAGGCAAAGCGGTTATCTGAGACAAGGTCTATGGCGGCTGAACTTGCTGAACTAAAACAGAAGCAGGTTCCTGCACAGTCATTCGATGATAACCAGCCAACACCTTCAGCTTCTGGTTCTGAGAACGACCTGTTGGACAAGTACATTTCTGGTGATACTTCACCTGACGTGGTGGCGGCTGCAAAGCGATTAATGGGAATATAAAATCTAACAGGAGGATTTCTAATGGCACAGACAGCAACAACGGGCAATCTTGAAAATGCCCAACGGATAATCATAGCTTCGGCTAGGTATACAGAGGAGCATAATGCACCTGCATTGGCTCTTATCGAACAATTTAAACTCCCCAAGGGATCAAAACAGGTAACGGTTCCCAAGGTAGGAACGATGAGTATGTCTGACCTGGTCGATGGACAGGACATAATCGATGAAGAAGAGATCGGTATGACTACGGTTGACCTTACCGCAAGTGAGGTTGGAGCCAAGGTTATTCTTACCGATAAACTGGTCAGGCAATCTGCCCCTAACGTGTTTACCATGATAGGCAGACAGCTGGGCGATGGAATGGCAAGGAAGAAAGACACGGACGTTATTGCTCTTTATACAAACCTCAACGGCGGGACTGAATATGGGTCTGATGGTCATAACATGAATGCGGCAAGTGTTCATGCTGTTATATCTAAGGCTAAAGCTAATAAGTTTGGCTCCCAGATGTATATTGTCCATCATCCAAATGCAGTTGCTGTTCTCTCTAAAGAGGCAGCGACCGTTGCAAGTACGGTAGGCGGTGAACTCACCAGTGGATGGAGCGTAGACTTACTAAAGAATTTCTATAGTGGACTGCGACCTATTAACGGTGTTCCTATATTTGAAGATGGGAATATTGAGAAAGAAACCGGTCAGGACTCAGGCATCGGTGTTATAGCTGACAAAGGCGCAATGGCTGCCCTTACCAGTGTAGATACCAAGACTGAGCGTCAGAGGGATGCTTCTCTCAGGGCTACTGAAGTAGTGATGACAGCTGACTACGGTGTGTTTGAACTAGACGACTCCCGAGGCGCAGGACTTCAGTTCGAGATTGGCGATCTTTCAACTGGCTCATAGACATTGATCGAAGGGGATAATTCATGGTAGGGATAACCGAGCGTAATAAAATGAAGAATGAGTTAGCCGGTATCGGCTACTCCCTGAAGTACATAGATGAGTGGCAACCTAAGACAACTTTATATCGTCATAAGACCATGTATTTTGATAATGGGAACATTTCCCATGAAGTCGGAAGCGAGATAAAGAATATCCCAGGCAACCCTGACTACGTGCTGAGGAAGTCTAAGATCGGTTTATTCCCTTGGCCTCCCAGTGATACGTGTGAGTGTGAATGGTGTCAGGAAAAGGCAGCCCCCAAGGTTGCCGAGGTGACATCATCTAAATATAGATGTGATAGCGGAGATTGTGACTATATTGCTACAAGTGAAAGTCACTCGGGTAAGTTGTCCAGTCTCCGTATGCACAAACGGCGAAAACATAAATAGTCATTTGCCACGGCTGT